ACGGACTAAGCCGCGCTGGAGAAGCGTGGATGCTTAGTATAAACAAAAAGCGAATTGAAACTCAACTAAACTCGACTTCAATCATGGCACATAACGAGTATAAACAAAGGAAAAGTGCCACAATAGAAGTAACTGCTACGGTGTTACCTGAACGCTCTCTTTCGGCGGGATGTCAGACATCCCAAAGGGATGCAGTTCCGCAGTCCGTTAGCCAGTTGGGATTGAGTTCCCCGTCGTCACTTAATGGCAGACAGCCATGTGAACCCTGCGATTCGGGTTCTGTGATGATCGGCGCGTCGACGGAGAGTAGTAGGGCTAGGACAGACTTCGCCCGCTTAGTTGAGGAAGAAAATGACGATAATGAAAGTATTCCCGACCAAGACACGATTTTCGAGCATTGGGTGGAGAGGAAAGGGAAGGAGCAATTGTGCTGCTATGACCGGAACCACGTCATAGAGCGAGCCTGGCAGCTACAGTGGGGATCTTATCCCCGTCTTTACTGTACGCAAAAGTCCAAGCCCGCACCTCCTCCTATAACTCTCCCTTACCGATGTTCAATGTATCGAAACTTTCCGTACAAAGGAGCCCATACATTTAGGGAAAACTTGCTTTCTAAGAAGTTAACCTATGATGCCGGATGGGTCCTTGACCAAGTTATCGCACGACTTGGTCCTGCGGAATGCGATTTCGAACGTGTTGAGCCAGGAGGGCTTGACAAAGGAAATGATCTAGTGAACGAGATGACTGGCCAGGGGCTAATCCTCGACGACGTTGCTAACCCGTTTACGGTGCTTTGCGACGAAGTTGAGGACGGATGCTCCCAGAGTCTACGGCTAATAAGAAAAATGAAAACACTAGTGAAATTTTATGAGGGGTTGGGTGTCCCTCGTAGTGATCGTGAAATGCCCCAGCACATTAACTGTGGTGGCCTACGCGCTGCAGTTCGACAATGCTTCTCCGACGAATTAGCTATCGTCTGGGAATTAAGCTTCAAGACCATTCAGAAGATTGAGAAATCCTGCTGTAAGGTCTGTTTGCCTCTTTTCGAAGAGAAGCTTGACCAGTGGAAAGAGGCGAGGTTCCTACCAGTTGCTGTCGACAGTGAGCATCTCGAGCGATTCAGAGTCGCGATGCGTGCTAATGTCGAGAAGGGATGGGACCGAAAACGTTCCCCGTTCATACCTAATGGTCACGCTACCCGGCGTTTTACCAGAAGGGACGGGGGTAATTGGAATGAGGAAGAATTTTCAACCGACTGTCGTACCGAGTTGGTGTTTTCATCTGGCAAACCCAGGGTAGTTACACTATACTCTGCAGAGAACACTCGACGGTTGGCTCCACTCCATTACTCATTGTATGAAATGTTAAAAAAGCGAGGGTGGTTGCTCGTCGGAGACCCGACCGAAGAGCACGTCAAGGGCCTTACAGGCGCTTCTCTACTGAGTTTCGATTACTCGTCGGCGACAGACAACATCAAGTCGGCTTACGTAAGAGTTGCAGTTGAGGTCCTTGAGGAAATGGCAGACGTTATTACGGAAGACGAACACCAGGCATTGCAAGTGCTTGCAAACCTTCGTATTGATGGGAGAGAGACATTTACGGGGCAGCCCATGGGCTCCGTTATGTCTTTTCCGCTTTTGTGCATCATCAACAAGACCGTAGTTGATATGGCGCTCACAGCTATGTTAATGAGGAAGGAGATTAGTTTTAAGGAATGGAGTGGACATCGTCTTTTGGTCAACGGCGATGATCTGCTAACGCGTGAGGTGCGCAAAACCACTAATCTTCGCGGTGAAATAGTCACTCAGGGATGCCAAGTGGGACTAATCGTCAACAAAGAAAAGACGCTGGTTTCTGACCAGTTTGGCGAGATAAATTCTACCCTCTTTGAGTATGGCTGTAGGCAGAGGAAGTTTAACGCAGCGTCGATGTGGATGGATGCTGGTGTAGAGGATGTCTTGGGTTTTGCAGCCCAGGCCAGCCCGGATGGTAAGACCTTTAGGAAGATAGTACGCCGGAATGCGAGGACGTTGGCTAAACAGGCCGACAAGCATTTGTCAGAAATCCCCTATCCGCTAGTAGCTATCTGCCGAAAAGACAAGGTTATAAGAAAGGCTATCACCAGCTTGCCCGATCGTGTTGAACCGACCAAACAGGGAGTGATTAGTATGGCACCTCGGCCTGAAAATTATTCCCTTAGTAGGGATGAGGAACACAACGCAATGAGAGAAGAGATTGAGCGCGTAAGGGACGCGGGAATTGAAAGGGGGTCCGAAAGGAAACCTAAGTACAAACCTACGGTTATACCTAACGCAAAGTCTTTGAACTCTGTCCGCAAGCGGAGACCAAGAATGGATGCCGAATTGATTCCATCGTGTTATGTCCGATGCTTCATCGAAAAGATCAAGCATGAGGGTGTTTTGAGAGAGGTGGCCCCTCTCGATTTGACGTTACCCCCGGGTGACGGCAGTCAAGTGAACGTAATACTTGACAACATCCGCGCGTTTAAAAACACGCGAAATAGCAGTGCATCCCCTGGAACAATGGACATTAATTTGGACTTTGTGAGTTTGTGCTGCTAGCGAGTAATCGCAGGCAAACCGAGTTAATACCTCTCGGGCCTACGGGTGTTATCCAGGAATGAACGAC